GGCTGAGCAAAGAGGAGCAGCAGGAACTAGAAGAACAAGCCCACATGGCGTATAACGCTCTCTGGGAGCAGTGGGAACAAGGCAAGGCTACCTACCGTGCTTACGAGGGTGCTGATTTCACGATGAACGTCGTGGAGTCGTCGCCCTACATTTCCCGTGCGTTTGCCGCCCAAGGTAAAGACGGTTGCTTCGACCTCGCTGCCATCGGACCGGACGGGACGCTCGTGGGAGCCATCGGTGCCAGCGTGGTGAGGGCAGAACCGTCTGATCCCGAAACCGTTTCGGTCAGTTTCATGGGCAGTTTACAAACGATGCCCGGCATCGGTGCTGCGCTCCAATATTCGCTTTGCAGGGTAGCGAAGGGCTTTCCGCTTACATCTTCCTACACACAGGACTCAAAGGACTACCACGAGAAAATCGGTCGCATCTTCCCTTCCGAGAACACCGACTACTCGCAGTGGACAGAGCAGCAAGTCAGAGATGTAGCCAAACTGCCGGTCAAGGCAAGCCCCGAACAACTCCCCTAAAAATCGTGATAGACTATACCCATGACTAGCAGGGCAAACACCACCAACGAACCTTACGATCCCGACGGCGTTGACCCGTTTTGGGCGACCCCCGATGGTGTGGCGTTGCTCGCAGCCATGCGGAAAAAGCCCGCAGACACGCTAGCGAAGGCGGCAAGGGGAGAGCACATCACTCCCGCCGAATACGACGCTTTCATCGCTGAAAACGGACAACTCTAAACAGCAAGACCGCCCCGAAGGGCGGCCTAACTGCCGGATAGAGCATCTGCCTCGCAAGGCAGTCTCAGGCTATCACCACGCCGAGCAGGAATGTTGATCTGGGACAAATCCGGGATAGACACGGGTTCCCTGAATGTATTGCCCCACGACAGAGGCAATGACCCGCTTTGCGACACGAACTTGCGCCGTTGGCGAAACATTGGAGCCTCCACCGTTCGCATACCAGTTAGATGCGCTAATGCCGAGAGAGTTTGGATACACGGAGCCAGACGACCCGATCCAACCACCTTCCTCGCAAATGGCTACTCGTGTCCATTTCTGAATGTCCTCCGGGGTTACACCCCAAGGGTAACCGGCGGCATGATGGACAACGCTATGGTGAACCACCGTCGGCTTATGGACAGGCTTCGTGGTCGTGGTCACGACAGCGTGTTTTGGCGTGCCGTGCAACGGACCGTGCAAGTTGGCGTGGTGGGCAGGCAGCGATGCGCCCACAGGTTGGAAAATAACTGCCCCAATGCCAATGGTGGTGACGGCAATGAGGGATCGAATGGTAGCAAGATGGAGCCGCATGGCACTCCTTTAGGGTCAAGCGTCGGTCGCAGACGCAGGTTCTAGGTGGTGGTGCGGGCAAACGCCATACGACATTCATACCTGAGTCCGGTTCCGGTATGGAATACAACGGCCTAGCCTGTTCAGCGTCAGGTGTGTCTGCGTTCTACTGGCCCTAATGGGTCATTAGCCTCCTAAAGGGATTGCTACAACCCTAGCCGTGTGACGGCTATGCGTCAAGTTGATGGCAGTTCAGGACTGTCCGTGATCCACGAGTTCGTAGTCGGCGTGCAAGCCCTCAGGGGTAAGACCACCGACCGGCTTCAGCACGGCGTAGAACCCTGAGTGGTCGTCCTCGATTTCCCACGCTCCGTAGTTGATGTAGCCACCGAAGGTGATGATGAGTTCCTCACCGTCCACCAACTCAAAGTAGAAGGTGGAGAAATCGTGCTCATCGCCGCCGTAGTTGGACATTGCATCCTCGACATGCGGACGAGCCGCTGCTTCGTTGTAGCCCGCAGCGATAATCGCCTCTCGTGCTTCCCGTGCTGCTCGTGCTGCTTCCCGTGCTGCTCGTCCTGCTTCCCACGCTTCCTTGTTTTCCATTGTGTCCCCTCTCGGTTTCGCTGACGATACAACTATAGCACAGTTTAGTTGGCATGTGTGACCGCAGGGTTCACCAACCACCATTCAGTTTGTGCTAGCGTCGCAGCCATGACCCAAGCCGTCGGTGTAGATCACGAAGAAAATCGCTTCCCCATGTGGCTCTGTGACGAGCCGGAGTGCACGAGAGGTGTCGGGCTGGACGAGCCTGAGATGGCGGAGTGGCTTCCCACCGAGGACGCACACTTTTGCCCGAAGCACGCCTCACTCCGCTTCGGTCAAAAGTAATGCCTGCGGCGAAAATCCTGATCGGCGATGTCCGCACACGACTGTCGGAAATCCCCGATGGCTCAGTTCGCACCTGCATCACCTCACCGCCCTACTTCGGGCTACGAGACTACGGCACAGCGTCGTGGGAAGGCGGAGACGAGACTTGCGACCACATGGTCGGTCGTTTCACCACGACGGTGAGCGAGAAGCAAGCAAGTAGTCGAGGCAGCGGCACGATGCAAGCCAAAGGCACTTGTCCGCACTGTGGCGCAAAGCGGATTGATTTTCAGATTGGCCTTGAGCAGACACCAGAGGATTACGTCAACGAACTGGTCGAGGTGTTCCGTGAGGTGCGCCGTGTTTTGTCTGACGATGGCACACTTTGGCTCAACTTGGGGGATAGTTATGCTGGCGGTGGTGGTGGAAACTACAACAAGACCGGCGTATCTCAAGCCGGTGGGCAGCACATCACCAATGTCCGCAATCGCCCTGAATGGCTAGAGAATGCTGGCGTGAAGCCAAAGGATTTGATGGGCATACCTTGGCGAGTAGCGTTTGCACTTCAGCAAGACGGTTGGTATTTGCGCAGCGACATCATCTGGGCAAAGCCGAACCCGATGCCAGAGAGCGTGACCGACCGACCCACCAAGAGCCATGAGTATCTGTTTCTGCTCACCAAGTCGCCTCGGTATTACTACGACCACGAGGCGATCAAAGTGCCACCTGCTGAAAGCACGAAAAGCCGAGGGCCAGCAAGTTTCGGCGGGCAAAAAGGGCGAGATTATAAGCCCGAACCGACTGACCCAAACTATCGAAATGGGAACGAACAGTGGGGAAGGACTTACGAATACAAGCAAGGCAACGTGAACCGCCGTGACGTGTGGACGATTGCCACCAAACCCTTTCGGGGCGCACACTTCGCCGTAATGCCAGAGGCACTTGTAGAACCCTGCATCTTGGCTGGCAGCCAAGAAGGTGACACCGTTCTTGATCCGTTCACCGGTAGTGGCACTGTCGCCGTCGTCGCTCTGCGTAATGGGCGCAACTTTGTCGGCAGTGAACTCAACCCCGAGTACGCAAACATCGCACAGCACCGTATCAAGGACGCAAACCCCCTGTTCAACGAGGTAGAGGTAGTGAAATGACCTTCAACTTCCATCCCAACATGGACACCGTTCGAGCCACCTGCGAGCACTGCGGGACTCGTATCGGCAAGACGGGAACGGTTTGGCTACACCTCGCCACCCAAGACCAGTGGTGCCGAGTCACAACCGCCACACCCGCCTTCATCGGCACACCACCGGAGGACACGTGGCAGGTCTGAGCGATCTACAAGCCTCAGGGCGTTCCACCACCCTCTTCCCTTGGGAGGATGAGTTGGCGCAACGAGTGGGAACAGGGCGCACTAGTGAGAACATCGAGAAGTCCGACCGCCACTCCTACGACAAAACCCGCCTTATGGACTCGAACCTGCTAGCGAATATCCACGCTGCGGTGGTGGAAATCGGCGTGAGTCGCATCATTGGAGCCTATTGCTACGCCGCCGTCTGGCCGCTAGGGCAGCACAACCGCTACGCCTCCGAACTCCCCGACGCACTGAGGGGAACTACGGAGGTGGAAATCAAGTGGCGGCGAACTGCGAAGTCGATGCCCGTTGATCGCAAAGATGCCGAGGTGAACCGGCTCGTTCTTTGGGCAGAGTCGAAACTCGCCACCTCATACAGTTGTGCGTGCTCCCCGCTATGCGGAGACCCCGCCAATAGGGATTTCAGTAAGGTTCGTCTCCTAGGGGGAGGATACGCAGCAGACCTCTGGGACGCAGGCATCTCCTACAACGGCGACCAGAACCGTGTAGCGGTTCCAGCAGAGGCTCTTCTTCGATGCGAGAACCTCGGCCTTTGGACTTTACCACCCGTTAGTTCTGCGATACCCTAGGGTCACCTGACCAAGGAGGGTGCATGAACGCTGCGGAGCGAGCGGAGTATCTCGACAACCACCACCT